TCCCTCTGCTACACCACCTGCTAAAGTAACCCTTGCACTAAAGTCTATTGCGTTACCTATTGCGTTTGTGTGCGATGTTTGTGCTGCTTCATTTATATAGCCTGCATCATTAGTCCATTGGCTATTGTTACCGCTTTTGTTGGTTAGTGTGTCGGTTGTTGAAGCTGTAATAAATCCGTATGTATTATCCCACCCTGTATTACCATCTGTTATATAACCTGCTCCGTTTGTTAATTCGTTGTTGTTTGTTGGTATTGTAGGAGTGTTAGATAAATCTGTGTAACTTCCACTTGTTGCTACTGTTGCTAAAGTTGGTTTGTTTAGTATCTGTGCATCGCCTTCTGTTGCGTTCCAATCTGCATTTACATTAACCTCTGCACCCTCTTCAATTCCCGCTAACTTTGTGCTACTTGCGCTATCAAAACTAATTTTAGCGTTATTAGCTGTAATGTCAGACGCTTGTTGTGTGGTAATACCTACCTTTGCAGTATTAGCTGCAACATCTGTATTTGCGCTTACCCTTGCATCTGTATAATAAAGGTTTGTTGCACCTTCATCAATATCGTCTGTATCTAAAACAACCACCCCTGTTTGAGTGTTAACAGAAGTAACTGAATCAGTAGGGTGTGTTAAACTTACCCATGCTTCTGATTGCCTAACATAAGCATCTCCATCGTTAGGTGCTTCTGGAAAAGACACTTTAGCATTGTTAGCTGTAATGTCATCAGCTTGTTGGGTGGTTATGGTGGTAGGCTTGTTTAATATAAAAGCGTCTCCGTTTGAGGCGTTCCAATCAGATTGAACATTAACCTCTGCACCTTCTTCTATTCCAGACAACTTTAATGCGTCAGCACTTGGGTAGCTATTTTTAGCGGTGTTAGCAACAATAGCGTCTGCTTGTTCTTGTGTTATACCTACTTTAGCGGTGTTAGCTGTAACATCTACATTAGCACTAACTCTTGCTTCTGTGTAGTAAAGGTTTGACCCTTCGGATAAATCATCAGTATCTTTTGTAGCTAATCTTGTATCAAAGTCTGAATTGGCTCTTTCTGAAGTGTAATACTGGTTTGTAGAACCCTCTGAAATGTTATCTGTATCTAAAACAACAGCACCAGTAGCACCGTTAACACTTGATACTTTGTCGGAGTTATCTACCTTTTCCCATTGCGTTCCGTTAGATATTATCCAATCTCCAATTTCATAATCTACTGTTTCGTAAACACCAGCGACAGATACAACATAGTAGTTACCCTTTACTCCTGAAGCTGAAGGTAATGTTGGTGTGTTAGTGTCTGCATTCCAAGTTCCTTTGTATTCTACTTGACCTACAACGCTATCTGGTAAATTAGCAGTAGGCACTTTTGAATTTACATCTAACGGTGCATAACCACTCGCAGCACCTTTCTCGCTTTTATCTTCTTTATTAGTTTGTAGGTCGCTTATAGATGTTGTTCCGTTTGTAACAGAAGAACCCTGAACAGTACCTGTTGCAGTAACATTACCAGAAGTGTCTATGGAAATACCAGTACCATTACCTTCTCCATCAGTAATTTCTTTAGATGTCGAAGTAACATTTCCGTTATCTATCAACTTCAAAAGAGACTGATATGTGTCTTTTATAAAGCTACCTGTTAAACTTGCCATTCCCTATAATTTTCTTATATTCCTTAATAGAAGTATTGCTACTTAAATAACACTTTAACTTCTTTTCGTTATCCTTCTTTGGTTTATACTTACTTACAGCATCCATCCGTTGAATAAAGCGTTTTTATCAGGATATATTTCCTCATTATTATTACTGTAATACTCTGGAAACTTACTTGGAGCATTGAAACTCATGTAATCTATAAACCTCTGTGTATAATACTCGGCGTAATCTCTCTCCTTTGCTATAAGAGAATCAATCTCCTCTTTTACAGCAAGACTACTATTTTCAGAGTTATGTTTATAAACACCACCATTTGCAATCGTGTAAGCCGCAAAAGGCAAGTATTCAACCATAGCAAAATGAATAAGCATTGGTTGCACATAATCGTTTACTAACGCCAAATAATCGCCAGTTAGCGTATTAGCAACTATATCTGCGCTAATCTTTTCGTATAAGTCAGTACCTAAATAGTTTTGTATGTGAATGTCTTGAGCAATCTTTACAAACTGAATAAATTTATCAGTATCTACGCTACCGCTTAAAGCAGTATTGTTTACAAGGTCGCTTCTTTTGATAAATAGTGCTGATGGCATTTTATTCTACATTTTCAATTTGTTCCTCTACTTTCTCCTTTACTTCCTCCTCTATATCCTTTTTAACGCCTGTTTCTTTCTCTATCTCTGCTTCACTAATAGCATTAGTCAAGTCAGTAAATTCAAGCGGTTGTAGCGTCTTAAAATAGATGTCTAATTCGATTCCATTATATTCAAGTATCTTTTCAAACTCATCAAGAATAGTTACCTGCATTGGTCTGATTACAGTGTTGTCCATAAGTACAGAAGCAGTCTGTAATTCTTCGGCGTTATTACCTAAACCAGACGTGTCTTTGATACCTACAAGCATAGGCGATACAATACGGTGCGACACCATTACCTTACGCATACTCTCGTCAGACAAGAACTGGTATTGCTGGTGTGCATCTGATAGCTGTACAGGTTCAATAGTAGCTGCAAGGTCTTTACTGTCGTTGAACGCCAAGATAAATCTTCCTGCGTTAGAACTACCGCTAAACTTATTGATAATGCTTCTTTCAATAGCATCCCTTTGTTCTGCATCAGGCGTACCGTTATTGAAGTTAATAAGCATTGATGGACTTAAACCATTCTGAATGTTATTGATGTGATAGTTTGCAATTTCTTCCTCAAGTTCTGCATACTGCAATCCACCTTGATAGTCAACTGGACTGTAATACTTAAATCCAGCACGATAAGGTTTAATGTAAAGTATTTCAATGGGGGAATTAGAGAAACCAAAAGCAGGTATTCTCTTTAACTTATCGCTTGGTTTTGCTTCAGACCAATTAGAGTGATAGTAATATGCCTCTATTTCGCCTTTAGAGTTGCATTTCTCGGCTCTTAAAGTCTCAACTGGTATATGCTCTACTTGAGCAATTTTACTTCGGTCTTTGGTGTAAATTACCTGCATTGCAGCTTGACCCATCATTTTGTAGTCGTGGCATACTCTTTTGACTACGTTCTTTTTAAGGAGTTCTTTCATCTCCTTATAGTCAGCTTCGTTCTCTTTGCTATCAGTAGCATCAAGACCTCTTCCGTATATCATTTCGGATATACCATTTATTGCAGCGTTGTTTGTTGGACTTCCATTATATCTATCTATAAGATAGTTGAAATAGTCGTTGTCCTCTCCATAGGCAACAAAGTCATCGTTGTAGTATTCTTTAATCTCTGGTCTTGAATAAGAACCGAGTTGTACAATATGTATTGAACTTTCGTCTTTCATAATATAATATAGCTATCATCGAAGCTATCCTCTTTGGTGTATTTATCTTTATTAGGATTATATTTGTTGTAGTCCGTTTGGTCTGTACAGAATATCATTCCTCTGTAAATTTCGCCATTATCGTCAATGACTTTAAGAGTGTAGTAATCTCCCTCTTTTAATTCATATATATTATCTATCGACAAGAATATCTCTCCTTGACTTGTGGTTACATCTCCACCCTCCCATTTTATTGCAGCACCTTCTGGGTTTTGTAGATATTGTTGATATTGAAAGTCTCCAGTATAATCAAAGACTTCCCTTGTGGACTTATTTGTAACCTCTAATCTCAAATCTCCAATGATGTTTCTTCTTGAAGACACCTTTATCGTTTGTGATTCTGTCGATGTTGTTAATACGTGCATACTAAAGTAACAATGAAACTTTTATTTGTTTCAAATATACAAAAAAGGGGTCGCATAAGCAACCCCCTATTAGATTCACAACCCTATTGAATTTATGAAGGGTCTCTTTGAGTAGATTCAGTAGCAGTAGCACTTGTCATACCTGCAAATGGGTCTGAATCAGTACCTCCATCAACAAATGATGGCATACGGAGTTCATTAGCAGTTAAGGTCAAAGTGTAACCGTTTAAGTCTCCCATAGCAGTACCAGTTACAGCAGTACCGCCAGTAACGTCAGCACCATTGTCAGAACCAACTAAAAGGAATTTATCATCGAATGTTTGAACTACAACGTGTGGTCTGCCATACGCCATAAGTTTTAATTCTTTGTTGTCCTCTTTAGTTAGCTTGAATAGTGTTACGTTTAACACCTGCTCAAAGAATGTTGTTCCATTCTCCATAGAAGATGTAATGTTTGTTTCGAGCGAAGAATTACCTTTTACGTCATACGTGTGGTAATCGAAAGTGCCTGTCATATCAGTAATTTCATCACTTGAACCATAAGTTAAAGTTCCTAAATCTCCGAAATCAACGAAGTGAATTTTCTTAATACCACCAACCGCATCTTTACAAGGTCTTAATCTTCCGCCAGTTAAATCACAAGCCATATCTATTTTTTTTTATTAAAAGGGGCAGGTTTAACCACCCCTTTCGATTAAACAATTATTATGCTAACGTCAATAAAGACAAGTCAGAACCGATACCGTACTGTACACCTGCTGTATATCGCATGATTACACGTACATTCTGGCTACCATCAAGGTCAGCCATGTCGATTACTTTTACTTCGTTGTGGTCGCTTAATAGACCTGTACCGAAGTAGATGTTAGATGCTTCTCCTGCAAGGATGTGGTCAGATGGCATACCCGGAGCATGTTGGATTTTGATACCTTCAAAAGAAAGTGCATTTCCGCTATTGTACCAAAGTTGTCCTCTGTTATCTACACCAGCAGCACCTTGTCCTTGAGCAGCAAAACCACCTAATGAACGTACATACGCTTGAAGCGCAACAGTTGGTACATAGATAGTCAAATCTTCTTTACCGTAAACAGCAGATGGAATAGAATCAACTACATTTCCAAGAAGTGTTACGATGTTAGAAGAAGTGAATGAAGTTTCACTACCATTAGCAGCGTCATTTACATCAGAATCAGCAGCAGCAAGTACTGTAAGACCATCAAACTCTCCAGCGTTGGCGTTAACACCACCCCAAATGTTTTGTTCAGTCTTTTCAGCTACCTTTGCAGCAACGTGTCCTAAAATGAAGTCAGCGAAAGAAGAAGGCAACTTGTCAAATGCAGAATATCCCATTTGTACAGCTTCCCAATCTTGTCTGAAATCTTTTTTACATAGTTCAAGGTTTACCTGAAACTCCTCTGGCTGAAGAATGCGCTCTGTAAGAGTTAGTGCATCAGCAGTAGCAGAGAAATCACAAGAAGCGTCAGCAATAAAGTTAGTTGAAGCAACTTTCTTTACAACCTCTTTGAACTTTACATTAGGCTTGATAGTGATAGCACCTTCAGCTAATGTTTTTCCTGTCAAAAGAGCAGCAGAAATATATTTCCCTGCAAACTCTCCTGCGTAAGTTGAAGTAATAGTGTCAACAGACCCATTACCAGCGTATAAATTTACTTTTTGATTACTCATTTTATATTAGTTTAGAAAATACTCGGTCAAGTGTATTAGCAGGGCGATTCTGACCGAATTTAACCACCTCTTTTTTTTCGTTTTTCTCTGATGGGGCGTGTGCGATTGGCTCGGCTGCTGGTTCAGCAGATAGCTTTTGTAATTGAGAAGAAAGTTCTTCTTTTTCTTGCTCAACTTTATCGTACTCTACCATCATATCTTCTTTGATAGACTTAATCATATCTTCAAGTTCTGCGATTTTAGAGTTAAAATCCTCCTCTTTCACATAACCTTCCATTAGTTCTACTTCTTCAGAATCTTCTTCTTCTAATTCAGTAGTATCTTCTTCAGATAGTTCAACTTCTTCAGTTGAGTTATCCTCTGAAGCAACTTCTACTTCATCTTCGGTAGCTTTTTCTACTTCAGCAGAATCTTGAGATAATGCAACTTCCTCTACTTCTGGAGTTTCAGTAACTTCTTCAGCTTGAACTTCAATGTTCTCAACCTCGTTTACTTCTTCCACAGTAATAGCAGAGAGTTTTTGCATAATATCATTCAAAATGTTTGTAGCTTTGCTCTCCATATTATGTTAATTAACAGTTATATTTAATAAAGTAACAGGTACGTTTTGTACTGTTAGATTTTCAGGCGTTTATTTTACCTACGCCTTGCGCTCTTAAAGTGCCATCACAGCATCTTCTTGAGTATGTCTTTCCATTTTTACACAAGCATCCACGTCTTGAATTACTTGGAACTTGCCTTCCTACTGTTTCTTTACTTTTCATTTCTTGCTTGATTTAGGGTGTTTCTTTGGTAGTAAATCATAATCGGTAGTGTATTTAGCATTTTGTGGTTTACCGTTCTTTAAAAGGTATATATAGGCATTTACACGTGCTTGACCCCATTGTTCAGCAGACTTTACCTCTGGACTGTGAGATGTTTGAAATGCGCCAACACCACGCTGATATACGGACTTTAATTGACCAACAGTAGTTCCGTAACCTTTTTTAGATTTATACTTTTCATTAAAGTCATCAGCTTTCTTTTGTAATGATTTCAACACTCTGTCGGGTACAGTAACTCCCCTTGATTTCCCAGCAGCACCCTTTGGATTGCGTTTGCTTCCTCGTTTTGGATTAGGATTTGCAGTATCGGATTTTGGTGCTTTAGGGCTTGATTTAATTCTTCCTTTGTCGTCATATTCAGCTAATTCAATTTCTCCTAATTCTTTTAACTTACCTCTACTCCAAGCAAGTCCTGCTTTACCGCCCCATAGTAAGTATGAGATAGTGCCACAAGCCTTTGAATCACTTGGGTCGTAGTACGCCTCTGCTCTTGATAAGTATGAATACATTCTCTTAATTGTTGATACAGATAGCTTCTCTCCTCTTACAAGTTGTTGCGCTCTAATCTTACCAACAGAAGTAGCGCATCGGTTATTAACTTTTTTATTTAGTTCAATACCTCTCTTGGCGTTATTTCTTACACCACTACCATAATCTCCATAGGTTTTTAAATTCAACTTACCAGTTTCAATACTGTCTGCTATTTCTAATAGTATTTCAGCAGCATCTTCTTCTTGCTGTATCATAGACATAGCAACTTTGTCCGTAAAATATCCTTCAATAGAGAATCCTTTTACTTTACCTGTCTTAACGTAGTCTTTCCAAACATCTTCGTTATTTACCTTCATTGACACCATCCAAGTACCAACAGGCATATTTAAACCGTATTTGCGAGACTTGTCGTGTGTTTCATCTTCTACAATCCAAGATTCTACAACAGACATTCCTGAAAGCTGTGCTTGATGTTCAAGAGTTGACCTATTCTGGTTGCCTTTCATCAAAAACAGTTCAGATGCTCTACGAACAGTATCTTCAGAGAAGTATATGTAATACTCATCGTCTCTATCTCTCCTGTATATTTTCTTGTTAGGAACAAGCGCAGCACCCATTAAGATTCTCTTGTCTTTATCAACGTCTGCAAGTTCTACCTTTATATCTTCTTTAAGAGCAATAAAGTTTTCTTCTATTGCAGGTTGCTCTACTATTGATATAGCATCAATTCCAGACAATAATCCTTCTTCGTCTATAAATAATTCTATTACCTTCATACTATTAAATTAACCGAATGATGCGGTGTTTGTTATATTTCTGTCTAACTCTTGTTGCGTTGATATGTCTTTTCCAACTACAAATGCTTTTACTGGTTTCGCTTGTTGTCCTGCAACGGTCTCTGCTAATTGCGATGTTTGAGATGCGCCAACAACATTAAAGTCTGGTGCTTGAATTGTTCTTGGTGCAGAGGCAGCACCGCCACCACCACCACCAGCAGGTGTCTTTACTTTAAGTATTTCCTTTACACTTGCAAAACCACTTGCATAAGCAGCTATCTTCGCTATTGTACCTCTTAATGGAGAACTTGTTGTGGGTATTGGTAAGAATTGAGATTCGTATGCCTTTTGACCAGCAGTATATGTTGAGATTAAGGTTGAGGCAATAGCAAGTGCTTTACCAGCAGCAGTTTCTTTACCAGCCAATTTACTGAATGCGCCTAAAGCGTTTGCGGTTACATCTAATAACTGCATTTTTGATTTAGCTTCAAGTTCCGCTATTTGTATTCTGGCATCAGTTTGTTGCTGTTCTACATCAGTCAACTGCTTCTGAAGATTCATCCTTTCCTGAAAGGTAAGGTTTTCATTATCGAGAGCAAGTTGTAGTCTTTCTTGTTCCGCAGATAATTGCTGATTCTTTAATTCAAATAAATTACCAGCTTTTATACCTTCATTAAGTATTTCTTGGTCTGCTGCTCTCTGTCTGTTCTCCTGTAACTTGTATTGCAACTCTCTATCGGCATCTATTACTTTTTGAGATTGCTCTATTGTTAAGTTATTTGTAGCGACTAACTGTTCTTCATCAAGTTGTTGTATATACTTATTAAGAGATTCTTTAGATTTAACTATTTCATTATTAAATCTATTTTGAGCATCTAATCTTTTTGCCTCGTCTTTCTCAACTGAAAGATACTCATTTAATCTTCTTTGTTGGTCATCTTCAAACTCTTTCTGCTTTAGTCTTGCTCTCTCTCTAATGCCATCAAATTTAATTTTAATTTGACGTTTCTCATCCTTTATAAATCCTTTAAGTAACCTCTCTCTTGACTTCTGTGTTTCTTTCTCAAAGTCAAGGTCTGCTGCTTTAAATATGCGGTTTCTGGTTTTAGCACCTTTATCGGCATTTTCGTTTTCAATTATAGTGTATTTTACTAATTGGTCTATTTTGTTATCTAAATCTTTTAACTCCTCTCTGTTTTCGTTTTCAAGAGCCATTCTTAACCTTGACCTTTCTGCTGCATAATTCGCCCAGTATTTACCAGTATATTCAGCTTCCGTTTCTAAAGCGTCAAGTCTTTCCGATGCAGCCTCTATACTTTCAAATCCTAGTTTATTTACCCTCTCAAGTGTTTCAGCAGCGTTTAAGTCAGCTTCGTTTTTTAAGTCTATTTGCTGTGCTGTTAATTCGTCTATTTTGTTTTGAGCAGCCCTCGCCAACGATAGTTTAACTAAAGATTCTCTATATATATCATTTTGTTCAGCAGCTTTTTCTGTGTTATTGGCTACATCAGATAAAGATACTCCTGCGTCATCTAACTGTTTTATGTATTCTGGAAATTCCTTGTTTAGACGCTCTATTGCCTCTTGTTGTTCCTCTTGAGACTTGTTTGAATCTTGAAGCGTCCTTATATAAGTTTCAAACTTCCCAGATGTTGACTGAACTTCGCTTCCAGCGTCTTTAAATGTTTGCTTTAAAAAACGCCCACCATCTACTAAATTTGCAAATACATCGTATAATTGAGAACCGTATGTAATTACTAACTGAATCCCTATAAGAAAAGCAGATTGTATCGTAAATAAACCTTTAATTGCTGCTGCAAAAGAGCCAGTTGCCTTTGTGTTTAACTGAACTAAATTCACTAACTGCGACAAGTTGTTCGCAATAGCTGTAAAACCAAAACTCGCATCAGAAGCAAGTCGGCTGGTTTCCATTATAATAGCATTATTCAGACCAGAAGTTGCCCTCATATTGTCTGTTGATTTAGCTGCTGCATTAGCTGCTGCTGCCTGTTGAGTAAGTGCTTTGTCAACAGCTTTAGCGGATAACGCTTTTTGCTTATCAGCTACAATAGACTTCATCTCCGCATCCGTAAGACTATTAAAGTTGTCTTTAGTAACCTTTAATGCCTTATTGGTTTTTGCAGCCTGACTATCGTTAATCTGTATTGATATGAGTATCTTTTGTTCAGCCATTTGTATATGCTTTAGATTCCTTTACTCTTTTCACTTGTCTTTTTACGTCATCCCAATTTCTGCAACCCCTGTACATTCCTTTTGCAATGTCAATGTTGTGAGATACGCCATACCAATCAGATACCGCCAATAAATCTATAATGTGCTTTATCATAATACGTTTAATAATTCTAATTTAGATTCCCCCGTTTTAAGATTAGTGTCTATTGAATTTATAGTAAATACTTTGTCTCCAATCTGAAATCTATCATTTAGACTATAATTAAGTAATATACTATTCGGTAAATGTGCTGTTAGTTTAAATATCCTTTTCTTGGCGTTAAAAGCATCTTCTATGTAAGTTTTATACCACTTCTTAAATAACGAGTTTGTCTCTCCACCATAGTCTATTTGATTCCACTCATCAATCTCATTGTCAAAATTAAGAGTAAACTCTGGTGCGTGATAAATAACATAATCTTCTCCTGAAGTAAATATATCATCAGCCAAAGAAAGTTGTGTACCACTATCAATAGCTGTTACAGTTGTTTGAGTTGAATCAGTTTCATTTATGACATAATCTCCAACTGTTACATTTGTATTGAAGTTTTGATTGCTATCAACAAGTTTGTTTGAAACAGTTGAGGTTGTTGTTCCAGATTCTTCTGTTTCATCAACTCCATTACTACCACTTTCGTTTGTATTAGATGGTTTCCAATAAGATGTTAAACCCTCGTGTGTTGTGCCATTCCAATTTATTCTACCATCTCCTGATAAACCTGTTATTCTAATTCCGTAGAATAATGCTGGTTTCATAAGTACTGGCTCATAGTTAGCTGTTGGAGGAGAAGCATCCGCATCTGGCTTAAAGTTGTCGTTTGCACTATATCCCCATTGAATGTCAGTAAGACCTATACCACTTGAATTTTCATCAATAAGTCTTTCAAACTTAAAGTGTTCAAATGGAACTTTTACCTCGTATGGTTTACCTCTATCAACATTAGCAGGTCTAAATTCTTCATCTCCAAAGTCATCATTAAACGCTTCTTTATGTTGTTTCATTAAAAGAGTTTTACCTTCTTCGTAGTTAAAGTTTACCTCACTAAAAGGTATTGTAGATTCTATATCTGTATTAGATGAATCAACGTATTTTGTTATGTCAAATATAGATGGGTTATCATTGTAATAATCATCTAAAGACTTTACTATGATTTTACCATAATCAGCATCGCTTCTATTATCCTCGTAGTATATTATAAGATTAAACATTTTTAGCAATCCTGTGAAGAAATCAGAAACCTTTATCTTTGGTAGTTGTGCTGCAATTATAACCTGACTTAATGATGATATTATTCCACAACTGAAATTTTCTTCAAATTCAGTTTGATTCCTGTCTAACGCAAGAACATCTATTGAAGGTAAAAAGGTAAAAGCATCTGTTGTCTTTAATATGTATTTTACTGGATTTCCATAAAACTCAACGCCATCTCCAACAATTTCAAAATCATTTCTTCCTGTTTGATTGCTATCTGTTGAGTATAATTCGCCACTTAAATAAGTCTCTAATGAATATGACACATTCTCGAAACCACTTTGAGGAATTATTGTTAATCTAAACTCAACTCTATCGGCAAATGGGTCATCATTATAAGTTAATTCAGTTCCATCAGAAGATACTGATGTTATCGTGTCTCCACCTGTTTTAAACCAAGTACCAAGCGTTTTTGAATTGTCAGCACCACTTGTTCCTCCAATTTGACCTTTTTCTCTTGACATCCAAAGGTAAAGGTTTGATATTGGCGTAGTGTCAAAGAATCCTGTAAACTCAACATCGTACTGACTTTCTATTGCTTCTAATATACGAGTAACTTTTACTGCTGGTTTTAAGTCGGTGTATTCAAGAGCAACATTTGCGTTATTATTTCCCTGACTGTCAAAATATGATAAATCTCCAGATATTGTAGATGCAGAATGATTATCGTCAGAATTAAAATAAAGTCTTTTAGTGTGTGATATTAAGGGGTATATAATATCAGTAACACTTGCGCTTGGTGCGCCAGAGACAAGTATGCCTGTCGTAAGACCAGTTTTAACATTATCAGCATTGTAAGGATGCGTCCATTGATTTAAGTAGTTCAACTGTGATAATTCATCATCGCCAAATAAGTCCTTTAATGTAACTGTGTTGCCATAAAAAGTTATATTGTAAGCAAATGGCTTGTTTTCTTTCATCTTTACACCATTGAGAAATATCTTGCCATCTCTAAATGGAATGTAGTTTATCTCAAGTTTTGCGTCAACCTTTTTTCTGGCGTCAAAAGCACCCTCCGATATAAAGTAATTATAAAAGTGTTTAAAGACCTTATTATTCTTCTTTGATGCAGGAAGTGTAAAAGATTGAGAAAAGTCCGTAAACACTTTAGAAATGTCTCGTATGTCCTGTATTTTAGATGTTACAGATATTGTTTCATCTTCAAACAAGTCAACCGCTTGAAATACATCATCAGAATCCTTTATGTATAATACTACTTTATTCATTATCGAATGTTGTTTATCATATCTGCTGCTACATCAAACTCCATAGTGTATTGAATTAGCTTGTCGTTAACTCTTTTCTTTAACTGTAAAGAATTGCTTTTTATCTTCAATGGTACAACTTTCTCCTCATCAGTAAGTCTTGTCATCCACACCTTTTCTGACAACATAAGCTGTTTTATATGCTCATTACAGGATTCATCAATGTAGTCTGTGTTTAGCGTTATACTTTCCTTACCCATTAAATTAAGCGTTCTCATTTGGTGTGCTGAAGTATCATAGCTAACAGAACTGCTAAAGTCGATTACAGATGCCTTGTAATCCTCTGTGCTTACATTCATAGATTCATTACTTCTTTTTGTAAAGTACATATCTTGCAATGCTCCAAACTTATTTACAAACGTAACTCTTATTGGCTCATACTTTGAGCAATCAAATGTTTTAACCTTTAGTACGTGCGTTGCTGTATTTGTTACTGTTTGAGAATCTTCGTTTACTTCAGTGCCAACAGTATAATTTACATAAACCTCATCAACTTCCCCTATATCAAATGAATCTTCAAATGCCTCTAATAATGAGTTATTCTCAAATACACCACCTGCTTCTAATACTCTTTCTCTGTAATTATCTGCTTCTGAATTACCATCAGATGCTATGTACTGTATTTGGCTATCGGTGTCTATCGTGTCTTTAGCGATTGTAACCGTTCTTATTAAATCTCCATTATTGAAGAATGATACGCTATTTGCTGTATCTTTATAAATAGGTATGTTTATACTTCTGTCGCTTACCCTGTATATAGTGGCGTTAGACGTCATAAGACCCTCATCAAATTCAGCACCTATGTACTTTATTGTGTTATCTGAAGAAGATGCTACTTCTTTTATTCCT